ATCACCAACATTCATGTCAGCTATGGCTGCAAATCTTTTACCAGAGTCTACTAGTAAACCAAGTAATTGCATTAATACGTTACTAGGTTCTTTTATTGGTAAAGGTATAAGGTTTTCACGCAAAGAACCCCCGGTTGTATCAATATCCCTAAATTCACCTGGTTGTAGTGGTTGGTCTTCATCACGTATTCTCATACCTCTAGCTTTAAAACCAGCAGGTAAGTTAGCTAATGTACCAGCATCTATAAGCTGTCTTAATATAGATGTAGATGCTTTAGATAGACCGCCAATCATGTGTGATAAACCTAGTCCATAAAAGCCCAGTCCCGGTAAAAACTTGTATTGTATGAAATAATTAATTTTATTTTTTAAAGGATCGTCTTCTCGGTAGTTTCGTCTTATAGATAATATAGTTTCTGACTCTTCATCTATAGTAATTATATAAGGCAGTTTTAATCCTGTTGGAGAACCTTCTTGATCTAAGTCTTCAAAACCTTCAATATCTAAAACAGTGTGCATTTCGTAAATAGTTCTATTTCTGTCTTCTTTGTAACTAGGCTCTATACCTTGTATTTCATTTATTTGCTTATTAATTTCAGATTCATCTTCACCGTAAGTATCTTCTGGAATTTCTACATTTGCATAAAAACCAGTTATTTGTTGTTTTCTTACTTCGTTGTAAGACATGCTTATCGCATGTGTAACTCTTTCAGCTGAAGATAAATCAGAAGCTTCGTAAGGTACAATAAGGTCTTCTGGTGTTACGAACTTTGATACAGCTTTATTAGTTACAAAATCAAAATAAACTTTTTTAAATGCAGATCCTGCTAGTGGTAAATAAAACAACAACATATCTAGTTCTGGATCATATTCTTCCATTACATTCATTATGTAATAGTTCATAAATTCTTGTATTCTGTCAGCTTGGCTTTCAGTTTCTACTGTTCTAGCACCAATAACTTGTGTTTTGACCGGACCTTTTGCTGGTAGCATTTCTTTATATGCTTGTGCTTGGAATTGTGTAACTGCTTCTGCTAAAATTGGATGTATAACTCCAGAAGATCCTTCAAATGGTTGTGATCTAGACTCATCAAACTTCATACCTAAATATTTAAGGCCATCGGTATAAGTTTTTTCCCACTCGCTTCTGGACTGCTTGTCGCTTTCTACTGAACTAACAAGATCGGAAGCTAGTTTTTCTAGTATTTTTTCATCTACAAAATCAACCAAATTACTATCAAAATCCATAGGAGGCATTGGATCTTCCATAATTTCGTCATCTAAAAGTACACCCTCCTCGTTGACTAAAATCTGTGCAGCATTTTGTATTTCGTCAGTTCTAGTTGGTTCTGTCATTATTTCTACAGCAGTGCTGTTATCCATAATGTCTGGATTCATTTCGGTTCCTAATGTTCTTTCTATAGCCATAATATTTAGTGTATCACCCTTGGTCTTTTTTCGTCACCTGTTAAAATTAAATCAACTAATTCGCCATTCAATGATAATCCTTGGCTTTCAGCTATTAATTGTGCCTGTTGCCAAGTTTCAGCATGTATATCTGGGCCTTCATATTCTTCTTCGTCCCAAGTAAACCTTGTTATAAATATTTTTTTTAATGGCATTAGTAATACACCACTCTGTTTTTTTTCATTAAATGAGCTTGTTCTTGGTAGTCTTCTTTCAACGATACAAAACCACCTTGTCTAAATCGCATTAAAGCCATTGTAGCACTATCGCAAAAGTCGTCATAGTCGCCATAGGGGAAGGAAGCCATCTCTTCTATGACCTCATCTGCAAAAGCATCTTCGGGTGCCCAAACCATTCCAGATTCAAATATAGGCGCAACGCTATTCATTCTAGCTACTTTATCTTGGCCTCTACTTGGTGAGTATGCTGTTACTGGTATGCCCATTCTTCTTAATTCTTGTGTTAGTGGTGTCCCAGATGCTTTTGCTTCAATCAAGACGCAATCTGGATCCCAATATTTATATTCATCAAATGCTATCTTTTTTAACTCTGGGAAGTCAACCCTAAATCGTTTTGCATCTAATAAAATAATTGCGTTTGTGTCTTCATGTTTTGTTTCAAATATTGCCCAGGTAGTTATTGCTGAGTAATCTGCTGTATCTTTTTTTGAAAAAGCTGTATCGTAACTTTGTATTATATAGCTATGTTCTGGGACATCTTCATGCTCCCAACGATTCCACCATTCTCTTTTTACTATAGATCCTGCTTCTGCTGTTGGATTTTGCATCCACTGGCTATTCCATTTGGCTACTGGTAATGAAGCTTTAACTGATAACAGCTCTTCTTTTTTCCAAAACTCTGGCCATAAAGGTTGGTCTGTTTCTGGCATAATTGCAGGAAATTCTACAACTTCCCATTGGTCAGCATTTTCATCACCTTGTTTTTTTAAAACTTTACCAACAAGATCTTTTACACTCCAACGTGTCATTACTATCACTATAATCCCACCTGGCTGTAAACGCTGTCTAGGTCCAGAGGTATACCATTCATAAGCTGATTCTAATGACTTAGGAGATAAAGCATCTTGCTCTGAATGTGGATCATCAATAATTAGTAAGTCTGCACCACGACCTGTAATAGCACCACCGACACCAGCGTAAAAACTTTCACCTTCTTGGTTAGTAGTCCATCTACCAGCAGATTTATTGTCTGCTTGCAATTTTAAGTCCGGGAAGATATGTGAATACTCATCACTATCAATTATGTTTCTAACTTTTCTACCGAATCTAACTGCTAGTTCAGCTGTGTGGGTAGTCTGTATAATTTTTAAATCACCTCTTCTACCCATCATCCAGGCAGGAAAGTATGTTGATGCAAATTCAGATTTTGAGTGCCTAGGTGGCAAACAAACAATAAGACGTTTTAATTTACCTTCAGCAATCCTGTTAAATTTCTCACCTATAATTTTATGATGTCTACCTTCTATAAACTCTGGCCATAAGTGTTTAACAAAATTAATAAAATCATTTTGACAAACATCTTGTTTGTCTATCTGGTCATATCTGTGCAATAAAGCAAGAGCTTCTTGTTTATCTTGCTCAGAAAGTATATCAAAATCTTTTATTGAAACTTTACTCATATTTTTCCTAGTAAAGACGGGTAGAGCAGCTAGATAGTGACATAGTAACCACTCTAACCCTAAGCGTAAAAACGCCTAGAGTCAGTATATATCAAAACCTAAACTTGGTGCCATTCTTTGCCCTGGAATAACAATGCTTCAGCTTCTCGTCTTCTAATTAATCCTTCTTTTACCACGCCAGAGGCTTTATTCCAGCGTTTAATTTGCGCTGGCACATCTTCATAATTACCTTGGTTTAAAACTTTTAACATAGTAGAAGAATTGAGGTTTGATGGGCCTAAATTGTAAGTCCAACTTACAAGAGCATCAAATTGGTTTTGACTCAATGGCATTTCTACTGCTTTGTGTACATGATCTTCGTATTCTACAATTTCTTCTTCAAGCCAGTTATCTGCTTGTTCTTGCGTACAAGTATCACCCATTTTTACATCTTTAGTTCTTCCCCAGGCTATTGTAGGTACATTTGCCGCGCACTTGTATGCTTCTAATTCACAACCTTCAAACTTTTTAATTAAATTTAATCCTTCTTTTGATATAGACATTTTAATAATCTCCCCATATTTTTTGTTTTTTACCACCGTGATATTCGATTGCATGACCTTCATTAATAAGCATTTGACAAATATCTTCACCATTTTCATCGTAAGGAATACCCAGGATTCTGCCGTATTTGCCTTTTCCAAGTGATTTTACTTTGAATTTTCCTACACATAGTTCTTTCAACCTTTCTTTTGCAGCTAAACCCAGCTTTTTTTCTGCTAAATCTCTTGTGCGGCTCTCTGGAGTGTCAATTCCATGAAGACGAACTCTTTGTTTGTTTAATTTAACATTAAAACCAAGATCGATTATGCAATCAAAAGTATCACCATCTATAACCCGGTCGAGTTCACAATTATATACAAAAGCATCTGGCGCTTTACTCATTTTCATCTCCTTGTTTTATTGTTACTTTTCTATAATACACGACAACTTCTTTAAGTTCGTTTATATAGCGTTTTAACTCTTGCATGTTGTAGGCCATAAGCTCGTAATCTGGTATAGACATAGCAACAAACACTAATTGTCCTTGATCTTTTTCAACTCTAGCCAAGAACTCATCTATGTTTTTATTAGATACTACATACCAGTAAGGATCTTTTAGATCTATTTCCCTAGGCATTATAGGTTGCGCTATAACCCTTTCTAATGGTTTAGCAACAATCTCTATTTGTTTACTTGGTATTAGGCTGCAACTGCACGCCATCATCAAGACTGTCAATGTTACGGCTGTCTTTTTCAATGCTATCAAATACATTTTTAGTTCCTTTGTTAATTTTAGGCTCTAATAAGCCTGGTTTTGCGGCAGCTAATTTGGTTAAATTGTGTCGTTTAAATATATCAAGGTACCTTGACATTTCTTTCTGGATCTCTTGATTTCGACCTTGGAGTTCTAACAAGCTGTTTGTTTGTAAAACTAAATCATTCTGTAAATTATTTATAGCATCTTTTTGTGTTTCTACAGCACCTTCTAGTAAGGCGTTGTTTGTGCTCAATACTTTATTTTCAGTATATAAATAGTAAGAGCTCAAACCTAAAACAACCACGAGTGCTAATAAAAATTGTTGCATTAACAATCCTCTATTATGTAATTGAGTCCAGCTGCGCTTTGATATTCTATAATTCTGCCGTTGTCGTCTCTAAATTTTAAATGCTTTTCTTTTTGCACAATAATTTTTTTTGTTATATAAGATCTGTCATCTTCGTCACCATATTCTTTATTAAAGGATACAGTTACTTTGTACCGCGGCCTTAATTTATACCAAAACCATTCTACTAGCTTGTTCCACATTCTATACAGTCCAAATTGGTAAAGAATCTTTCTTACCTTTAACCTTAATTGGTTTCAATGACTTTAACACAAGTTTGCAGTTTTTTGCAGTTTCTTGCCCAATTAAAATATCAACGCCTACTTCTTTGGTAGCAGACTCTAATCGTGCAGCTGTGTTTACAGGATCTCCAATAGCAGAATAATCAAAACGAGTAGAGCTGCCCATGTTACCTATCACTGCAAATCCAGACTGGGTTCCAACGCCGACCTGGACTGGGGTAGATAAAGTTTTATTGAGCTCTGTAATACCTGCTTGTATATCTATTGCAGCCTGGACTGCTTTGGTTTCGTGGTCTTCAAGATCCAAAGGAGCACCAAATATAAACATACCTGCGTCCCCGATAAATTTATCCGTCATTCCGCCTAATTTTTGCACAACATCTACTTGCACAGTCAAAGTCTTATTCATAATTTCGGTAACTTCTTCTGGCGATAATCTCTCACTTAAAGCGGTAAAACCACGTAGATCTGTAAATAAAAACGTGCAGTATCTTTTTTCTCCGCCAAGTTTTAGTAACTCCGGATTGTTCTGGAGCTGTTTGACTTGTCTTGGATCTAAATAATGCTCAAATTGTTTTTTAATTTGTTGTCTTAACTTGTATTGTTCTCTAAACCTTAAGTAAAAAGCTAGTGATCCTGTAATAAACTGTGATACTAAGGTCCAAGTCACATCTAACAAAGTACCACTGTGGATAAGTGTATATCCTGCATAAGCTGTAGATAACATTATTGCTACAGCTATACTTATGCCCAATGTGATGCCAAAAGCGTGCAATACAACCCATATCAGGCTCACAGAGACTATAAATATTAATATTTCAGCAGCTAGACTCCAATCTGGTATGTAAGGCGAGTCTTGTATTAAAATTGACTCAGATAATGCTGCTTGAATCTTATGCGGTTCTAATAATCCAGATGGCGTTGCAATCTGTGGCATGATTCCGTTAGCAGTAACACCAATAAATACAAATTTGCCTGCTACATCCATTTCTTGCAGATCTGTTTGAGGTGTATCTACCCAAGAGATCCATTTACGGCCTAAGCTATCTGTTTTAACAGGTGGTATTCCTCTGACTGATATCTCTTGGATACCATTATCATTTGTAGTGATAATGTAAGACCGAGATCCTGTTAAGACTTTAAGCACCTCGGTACCAAAAGCAGAAACCCAACCATCCGGGGTTCTAAGTAAAAGTGGTATTCTTCTTACCAAATTATCTATATCAACGGGTGCTGTAGCTATACCTTCTAATGATTTATCTTGAAGTGTGCTGATATTTTCTACTACACCCTGGGTAAGAATACCACCAATATCATCGCCTTTGATAATTGTGCCAGTAGTTTTTGGATATATGCCATTGGGACTTTCAAAGGTAGCTAGTATAGTAGGACCTAGTTCTAACGAGCTCGCAAAATACTCATCGCCACCCATGCGATCTGGCTGTGGAAAACTTATAACCCAACCTACGCCTAAAGCTCCTGCTACAAGTATGTCTAAGTTTATTTCTGCTAATCTTTTCCGGGGTATTGGCCAGCCTCCTTCAGCTGCTACGTTTTCTTCAGTAATATTTAAAATAGTAAAGCTACCGCTAGGTTCTTGGTGTTTGACCAAAGCGTCAAAAGTTTTTAATTTAAGTATTTCGGTAGGGGTGCTTTGGAATACTAAGGGCAAACTTAGTAACAAAAGT